GGAAAGTTAGATAAGGATTTCTAGCAAAGTAAACCTTACCTAAACCAAAGAATTCAGAAGTTACATCTCTTTCTTCTGCTGTCAATGGAGATGTCTTATAGTAATGATCCTTAGTCCAATCAATGGTTCCACCAGGAATTGGAATAATCTTAGGAGCATCATAATAAGCATTGAGTGTTCTCCATGCCTTATAACCATTGAAATCCTTGAGATCATCAAATACAAGTGAAGCTGGATACTGAGGAATAGCTTCAAAGTTTTCTAAGTTTTGACCTAGTTCTTCTACTTCAAGAGTCACGTCATTAATTGTATTGATAATATCATCTCTAACATTAGTCCAATAAGTAGAAACATTAGAAATAGTATCTTCTAAAGAAGGACTAAGTGTAGAAGGTGGTGCAGTTCTCTTGTAATTAATTACATCACCAGAATGAATATATTGATTAGATGCAAAAGATGATTGCCATGTTGTTGAGTTATATTCACTAACTTCATCTGCAGCATGATTAGGTAGATAATCAAGTGGAATTAATCTATTCCAAAGAATCAAACCTACATCAAAATCAATAGAACCAAAGGTATCCTTGATACTGGAAGACGATTCAGTAACCGTGGTTCCAGCTAGTTTATATGAATTACTTCCTACTTTATTACCATAGGTAAGATATTCAAATATACCTCTATTGAAACCAGAGGTATTTCCAGAAGTTCCAGCAGTGATATCTACCTCTTCTTTAATCCATTCAGTAGGTTCAATTCTATATACTGTAATAAAGTTATCTAATTTAATTGTCTGACCACTATAGGTAAATGAGTTATTAGATACTGGGTCAAAGGTGTATCCAGCTCTATTTATAATGATGCAATAACGATTATATCCATCAATATCCAGCCAATGGAAATAAAGATTATCTGGATTGAAATTAGTAGCAGAACCACCATTAGCAAATGTCGTGACTGGATTGAGATTATTGATGTCTAGATAGCAAGCATTTGATCCAGAAGAGACAAAGCTAAGTGGTGGTCTTTTTTCGATAGACTTCTCAATAGTGACTAAGCAGTTGTCAATGTTCTCCGATTCACTGGTTAATCTCTTAGTAGGAGCTTGTCTACCTACACCTCCGCTTAATGAATTAATTGAGAGTCTTGCAAGTGTCATTAAAACCTCGTTCTTGTAAAGTAAGGATCGTTACTTAATATACCACGCCTATCGACTGCTGCTCTGGTTCCTACATCACCTAGGAATATTGATCTACTCTTTTTCTGCATGTCAGCAGCACGACCTCTGGCATAGTGGAAACTTTCTTTCAAAGCCATACGCTTGTCAATATCAAGATCACCTTGTGTGACCATTTGATATTCACGAGCAGCACTTTCCATAATTCCTCTTTGCAATGCTGAATCAACGTCATTCCAACCATATGGTGGATCATCATTTTCAATTCCTAGCATTACAATTACTTCGATTTTTAAACCATTTGTATAATCAGAGAAATCATCAGTCTGCTTGGTGATGTTGAATAGCCTTGTTGGATTGGACTTAATTGTAGTTTGGATCACCTCCCCCGTCGTAGAATCGTACAACGGCTCAACAACCTGAGCATAACAAGCAGTAGACGGAAGAACGATAGTACCATCGTTCTCTGGAACATAAGTATCTACAAATCTATTATTAGCTACGCCTCTCATCATAGCAGCCTTAATGGTTTGTTTAAGAATAAACTGTGCTACGCTGGTATCAACACCAGCATCATCATCTAAATCGGTAATAAGATGTTCGCCCGATGACAATAGCATATGGTTTATAGCATCTGTATAACTATATAACCCCATTATTTGACTCCTTTCTTCCCATAGGGAACAAGTTTATTGAGTAATTCCTGACGTTTCTGACAACCACAATCCTTTGTTTGATTGATGCCAATAGCTTTTGTGACTTTTGCTATGGTATCTCCTAGACCTCTTGATGAATTTGAAATTGGATTAAATGGTTTCATAACTCTCCTTGCGAAAAAAATACCTAGGGGGCCTTTCGACCCCCTAGGTACAAATATCAAAATGTAATTAGCTAACGCTAGGATTAAGCTGAATAAAGACCTTGAATTGCAGCACAGAGTTCTGGTCTGAGAATACCAGCACCAGCCATGATGGAATTTACAGTAAAGTAAGTACCACGGCGAACGTCCTTAACAGACTCAACCTTCATACCCTGTAGACGTAATGAGCATACAGCTGACTTTTGCCAGATAAGAGCTTTAACTGGTTTCATGTTACTTGATCCAGTAATAACTACACCAGAATCATTAACTGTAGTATCAGCTAGGGTAGCTCCAAAGGTACCATCAAACCAAGCAAAGTTATACTTAGCATCACCAAGATTACCAATTACAGTAACTTCATCACCAGCTACATACTTAGCATCAGTTGAACCTTGACCTACAGGGGCATTGTTAGTAAGACCAGTTTCAACTTTAGCGTGATCAAGTTGAGCAAGATGGTTGCTCTTAACAATCTTAACTCCCATATACTCAAGAGATTCGGTAATACCGAACATGCTTTGATTTAGTTGAGTACCAAGACCACCAGCTTCAGCTACACCACCGAAGAATGGACGACCAGCACCACCATAAAGATCGCCAGAAACTCTAGCAATACCAAGAGCACGAATATCATGGAAAGCTTGAGGAGTAACAGCGCAGTATACTTCGCTAAGGGTTGCATCAATTTCTGAAAGACGAACCATATAACGCTCTAGATAATCTAGAAGAAGTAGAGCAGCATCTGTTCTTTCTGTTGCAGTTGCACCACGGAAACCGAGAAGATTGAATGCTGCATTGGGTGGAAGAGCATTTACAGATGAGTGATTCATACCAGCATTATTACTACCGTTTGATTGATCTTCAACTGTAAGTGGAGCACGGGCTGCGGTAAAAGCACCCTGAGCAATCATACAAGCAATTTGCTTATCACGAATGTAGCTGAGTTGTAAGCCAGCTTGACGAGCTAACTCAGAACGATAATCCCACTGAGTAAGCATAAGATGAATGTCGTCTAGTTCAAAGAATGAAGCCATTGGACGTTCATCAAGTGAAATGTCAAACCAACCTGGAGTAGAAATACCGCTATCTCCAAGAAGCTCAACACCAGCATTCCACTTACCAATACTACCTACAGTACCAGTAATTGGAAAACGCTTAGTTGTGCCTGACTCAATGGTTTCAGTAGTAACCAGTGGTTCAAACATGTTATATTGGTCATATGCATTAATTACTTCTCCCGACCAAATAGGAAGCCAGTAGTTTGGATCAGTACTAACACCGCTAGTAATAGCGGCAGCACTTGGAATAGAAGTTGTAGAAGCTGCTGAACCGCCATCGGGCCAACGTGCTACGCTAGAACCTACGGGATAAATTGGATCGACTGCTGCACCAAAAGCCATATTTGTTTCTCCTTATATAGAAACTCTTTATTATATTAAAATTAAAACAATGAAGGAGAAACCCTTAATTGTTCCGTGTCCTAGTAAGAAAATTTTATTAATATTTCTTACAGGATTATACGGAGTTAACGATTTCTGTAACCGTAACGAGATGAATTAACAACCATTGCTTCTACTGCTTTTCTGTAGTTGGCATCAACGCGATACCTTGGATCTCTTAAAGCAGCTTGTTGTTCAGCAAAGCTTTTAAATACCTGTACGGATTGTGGAACCTGTGAGGGATTGACCCGATTATCCATTGGCTTAGGTTCCTGTGAAGGGGCCTTTGGTGGGTTTTGTTGCTCAAAACGTGCCTTGAGTCCTAGGAGGACATTCTTATAGGCATTAGTCTGGAGAGCACGATTAGTAGCAGTAACTTCTTCAGCAGTCAGGTTGTCCTGTGCCCATTTGAACATGCGCTTTAGATTGTCATTGCCTCCGACAACCGAAGCAGCATCGTCCCATGATTGCTTTGCTAAAGCCTTACGACCCTTAATCATTTGCTCAATAATCACTTCATCTGCACCCATCTTTGCCTGAATTTCCTTACGAGTAGCATCACTTACGGCACCCGTTGAGTCAATTTCCTTGCCCCAACGAAGCCAATCTTCTGAACTAACTTTTTGCGTAGATCCA